TTCCCTTAATTGTGATTGCCTGTACCCCTTGGTACGTGCTTTATTTTGTTTCTTATCTTTTGCTTTGTTTCTTTTATGAAACCTTTCAGACCTTTCAGTCTTCCTATCCCAACTGTCTGCCATTATCTTCACCTTTAAGTAAGTCTAACAGTCTTCGCTCATACCACTCAGCTTTCTTTAAGTCTGTAACAGCACTACCTTTATTCCTGCAACGCCACCGATACTTAAATGAGTTACCTCTAAGGTATCCTATGATCTCCTCTCTACTAAGCATGGACTCCATAGCATCTATACATTCTATGTGACCTTGATTTTTGTAATGTGCGGGGCTGTTAACCTCATCATCAATAGTCTTGAACTTGTAACTCTTAGTCATTGCTGCTTCTGCTTCTATACCACTAACTGTAATAGGCTCATCCTCGATAGGGAACAGTGGATGCTGGTCTGATCCTTTAACTCTTAAATTATTCCAATCTTCTGGTGTTGCGTCATCAATACTCATTGCATTTTAACCTTACGTTTATCATTACGTTTTTTATACTCATCAGACTTTCTTGCTTCAACATCAATCCAATCATCAGGTATTGTTTCTTCACTGAACCATCTAAACCCATTTGCCTCTGCCCACTCAGCGTGTGACCGCTTCGTTCCATCCTTACGCCGCTTGGCTGCTGGCATAGGAGCAGAGGGATTGGCAAACAAAAATACTAATTCAATATTTTTAGGTAAGACTTTTTTAACCCAGATGTATTTATTATACTCTGCAAAGTCCCAAAATCTACCCTTAGATTCAAGTAATATTTTTTTACCCTTTACTTCTCTAACGAAGTCAGGCTCGTATTTGTGCTCAATAACATAGGGGACTTTATCAACATGATGTTCCCAATCTTTTAAGATTGATTCATGTAAAAGCATTTCCCATATTGAATCATATTTACTTCCGTCCTCCTTAATTAGTTTCTTAGGTCGAGGTACTCTAGGTTTGCGCCAGCCGTTAAGTGCTTTCTTTTTAGTACTGATGTTGAACCTGCTGTGCCTTAACAAGAGCTTCTAACTCTTGCATTGTAATATCTTCTACCTTATGTCCTAGCTTAACTAATTTCTTTATAGACTTACGCACCCACTGAGGACTATAAAAGCTAACCCTCACCTGTCGGTTAACAAAGAAATAATTGGTATCTGGCAGAAGAGAGGCAAGATTAGAGGCAGTTACCTGTTCTTTTTCTTCATCGGGAACCAAAGACTTTACCCATTCTAAAAGAATTAGTTTAGTTTGTCTTGATATTTGCTTGCATACTTTAGAGTTCATATTAGTTCCTCTACACGGGGAGTTACTTCAACTGTAGTGAGATAGGTAGGGCCTTTGGCATATTTAAACACCCTTAAACCTTTACCATCGTTGGCATCTGAATGACAATCAAACTTATATGAGCAGTAGAAACAACCTTTATTTAATTTCATATTACCTGCTTTGCCTTCAGGTACAGGAGGGTAGCATTTTTCTGGTGGATTGTCAAGAGACATCTCATATTTTAAGTTATTTATTTTATCTACTACGTTTATCTTATCAAGCTCTTCGGGCTGATGTAATGTAAGCTCACCTGTTTCTTTATTAATAACTAAGAACCCACCATTGCTAGTGCCTTCAGCTTCTTCATAGCCACATAATTGAGCTATATATCCAAAGGGATCATCTTGTGCCAAGGTATTATTAGAAAACTTTTGAAATGCTCTACCCGAAGCAGTCTTTATATCAACTACTTCCCCATCAATCTTACAGTCCATGTGTCCAGAGATACCATTAACAACTACTTCTTTTTGATTAGCCTCTATCTTGTGACCAGCAATAGAAACTAAAAACAAAAGAACTTCCTCAAGTAAATGACCGTACATAAACTTAATAAAAGTAGATGGGGTAATAACTTCCTTGCCTGATTTAGATCTTTTCTCGTACCACAACTGTCTAGCAGGTTTACCTATGTTAGACATACGCAGAGTAAAGTTTTTATTGCGTTCAGGTGGGGCTTGCCACTGCTTGAACACATCCTTGATGTTTGCACATAAAGAATCTATAGCTTCATCAGGTATATCTATACCTTCGTTAATGCACAAAGGTTCAAGTGTTTCATATATGTCTGAGACTAAAGTGTTTAGTTTTTTATAAGAGTTCAAGTTGTTCCCCAAGTGAATAAAAATAACTATCTAAAAGATTAGCTGCGACATTAGTAGGACATACAAACCACTCTCCTCTTCGCTCATGTTGTTCTGCTAATATAAGATGAGAAATACTTTCTGCCTCTCTTCTATTGTCAGTATTATAAACCTTATAGAGTTTATAATCTCTGTAAGGTGAACTTGTTTGATACTGTTTTAATCTATCTTCGGCATCAATAGCCATACCAATCTTACACCAACTGGGGAAGGAAGGATTGTGTATAATATATACTTGACCCGCTTCACTTTCTGAATAGTTATCTAAAGAACTAAACGCCGCATCAGTAAATCCTTTGTATCTTCCTGCCTTATATAAAGGATGAAACTTAGATATATATTTACCATCGACCGTCATTCTTTGTTTATTAGTTATTTTTGATCTAGCATTATGACATGCTCGGCACCTATATTTATTCTGTTCTTTATTAGATTTTGACCAATTATTATTGGCAGTTAATTTAACTGCACAATCAAGACAAAACCTAGTGCGTGACTGACCAGTTGCTTCCGACATTATACTCTCCATCTAAAGGGCAATTAAGATTGAATGCGTTACCAGCTTCAATGATAGACTCAACACCTAGCGTACCCACTGTATCAGCTATTGTTTCATCAACTTCTAACTGCCACTCATCGTGTACGTTCATCACAAAGTTAGCAGGTAAATCTTTTATCTTATCATTAAATATTATAAGTGCTTTCTTCATAACTAATGATCCTGCACTTTGTAATAAGCTATTTAATGCGGCGTGTTCTGATCTAACAAATACTTTTCTACCATCAAGTGCTTTTACAAAACCCTTTTTTGCTTCTCTTGCAACTCTATCTTTAAGTGATAAGAATGCTGGTAGATTATCGAAGAAAGATTTTCTAAGTCTTGCACCAATTGATCTACCTCCACCAGCCACGCTCCCAAGCTTTGCATCTCCTGCTCCGTATAGGAGTGCATATATGAATGTCTTTGCCTGATTTCTTGATTCAAGTCCCGCAAGTTTTTGATTAGCGGTGTGTATGTCTCCGTTAAGGATTTCATTTGTATATACCTCATCGTTTAAATAATGTGCCAACATCCTAAGCTCCAACCCTGAGGCATCAATACCTACTAGCTTACTGCCTTTAGGTACTGTCCAGCAAGCACGGCACTCTTTACCATAGGGTGAATTACTATTAGGTACTTGAGCTAGGTTCGGGCTGTTGTGGGTCATGCGTCCAGTGATAGTACCATTACTATTCACAAAGCCATGTACTCTAGAATCATCTTCACACTTCTCCAACCAAGATTCTACTTGAGCAATCCTCTTCTGATACATCAGGTAGGTGGCTATCATACCAGCCTCAGGTATATCTTTTACTCTAGAAAGTATCTTTTCATCTACCTGTGGTTGACCAGTGGGTGTGAATACCTTGGGCTTCCAACCGAAGTCAATTAAGTATTCGCCTATTTGCTTTCTAGATCCCAGCTTAAACTCTGTAATTATATTTCTATATATACAAACGGTTGAGTCAATATAAATGGTTGAGTTAGGATCTTCTTTTCTTTTGTTTATTTTATTGTTGCTTTCTTCAAGCTCGTTGTATTCAAAGTCAGTAAGCCTTACTCTCTTACCGTCCTTTAATCTACCTGACTTAGACAGAGCACCACCTTTATTAAACAACGCCGTGATGAGTATACTTTCTTTCTTGGGTACAAACCTAGTGTGTACTTGATCTACTATATCTGCCATATTACTATTGAGTTCTGCCAATAGTTTTTCAGCCGCCGGTATGTCTAGCATGAAGCCTGTATCTCTTTGAGCACATATAATTTTAAATGTTTCCATTTCAATATGTACACTTTCTGCACTGAAGCCCTTGCTCTCACGTTTTAAAGCATTAAATACTTTTAAGTTGAGACGCACATCCTGCATACAATAGTCAAGCATTTCTTGAGAGAAGACTGTGTACTCATGGAAGTCTATCTTATGATCACCCAGTACATAGCCCCATCTCTCCAGCCCGTGGCCTCCCTCTCTTACAGGGTTGAATAGTCTTGAAAGCACTAGAGTATCTACAAGTTTAATATCCTTGAAAGATAAACCAGAGAACTTTTCTACTATTGGAATATCAAACCCAATTATGTTATGGCCCACAAGTTTATCAGCAGCGTGTAAGAAAGCATAACCTTCTTGCAATTCATCTGGCCCGAATACAAACTCTTCGTGAGTGTCTTCATCTACTGCACATATACACCATATCTTAGTTGCTTTAAGGTCATCTGTTTCTATATCAAAAACTAAGTGTCTCAAAGTTCTACTTCCTCTTTATCTTCTACGAAGGTTTCTACTAGTCTACCAGTATCTTTGTCGTAAAGCAAGTGTCCTGCTAGTCCTACCTCACCTGTGTATCTAGACTTTAAGATACGCATACGGGTGGTAGAAGACTCAATAGGATC